GTGTGGTGGGGCGTGGCCCTGGTGTTTTTTTTATTCCCCAACGCGTTTCTACGGTTTTTTTTGTTCTACGTTTTGTTTTTCTTTTTTGTGTTGTTTATTTTTTTGCGTTGTGTTGTGTTTATTATTTTTACGTTGCGCTTTGTTTGTTTTGTTTCCGTTGTTTTGTTTTTTACTGTTTTCCGTTTTGTGTGTTTTCTTTTTCGACACGCCGGATGGTTGTGTTTTTGTGTTTTGTGTTGTGGTGTGGTATATTTATATCAGTCACAAGGTGTGGCGGTTTGGTTAGGTTAGGTGGTTATTATGGCTAAAGTATATGCCGTTCGGATTGAGACTCGTGAATCTATTATTGTTTACGAGTCCGACACGCCTATTACGATGGGTCGTTTGTCTAATATTATTAATAACTATTCTAGTTCTTCTAAAATTGTTTCTATTAATGTTTATGATCGTACGATTACCGATGTTGAGTAGTGGTAGTGATTGGAAGAGGTGGTTATGATGGCTAAGTTTTATGCTTTTTATAGTACTTATGGTGTTGGTACTCGTGATTCTGATAATGAGCGTATTGGCTGTGTTGTTGTTTTTTATTCTCGTGCTGCTCGCAATGAGTGGGTTAACACTGATACGCCTGTCAATGGTGACTATCACCGTGAGATTATTACTGCTAAGGAGGCTCGTCGTGAGATGGTTCGCGCCGCGTATGATGATTTGTTGAATAAGCATGTTGTTTGGTGTCGTGGTGGTTTGAGGTATTTGCCTATGGATACGCTTGTCAAGGCGTATGCGCAAAGTTATGGAATGATTTTTCTATGGTGAACAATAAGCCCCACGGTTTTCCGTGGGGCTTTGTGTTTAGTAGAAGATTCGTCGCATGATGCAGGCTATCCAATGTGTGATGATGTGGTGCGAGCGATGCTCCTGTGCAAGGCGCTGTTCTATTTCGCTATTGTATTCGGACATGTCTTGAGCGTTGTGTTTTTCTTCTACCATATTTTCTCCTAGTTTACCAGCGTCCGAGATTGAGTCGCTGTTGCAACGCGCGTACCGCGTCGGACGTGGGACTGATCACGCCGTCTACTGTAGTGCCCATTCTACGCTGGAGCGCTGACACGAAACCGGGGCCGATGTTGCGCGGCATGTCGGTGATGCCCATGGCGTGCGACATGGCGGCCACCATATCACTACCGCCCGAGCCGAACTGGATTGACGCGATATGCTCGTTGGCGCGGCATCGTATTTGTTCGGAGATCACGCCGTCTGCGGTTGTGCCGAGAATCTGCTGGAGTCGGCGTGTGGTTGCTGGACCCCATGAGCCGTCTACGGGGATATTAGTGTTGGCGGGTGCTGGGGGTCCTGAGTTTGCTGCTCCCACGTATCTCAGATAGCAGTCCCATGGGTAATTATAGTAGGGGCCGACGTTGGTTTCACGGCCCGTTTGGTCCCCTGGTCTACCGTTGGCGCTCCTGTTTTCGGAATAGCTTGCTTGTGCGAGCTGACCATTGCCAAGATACACGGCTACGTGGTGCACGATATTGAGCAGGATGTCCCCCGGATGCGGGTTGCCATCATTAGATACACGGTACCATCCGTGTGCGGTGAGATTGGGGAGCATGTTGCCAGTGTAGCTTGCCGATCCCGTGTCGAACCCGGCTTCGCGCAGTGCGAAGATTACGAGTGAACTGCAATCGGCATCACCGCCCGGTTTGATATTCCACCTGTCGGCCTGTGAGTATCCGAGGTTGGCTGTTTCGCACCAATATCTCATACGATTCATGAATTTAACAATAGATGCCATAGTGATCAGTCCTTATCGTTCTTATTGTTTGTTACTTTGAAAAATTCGAGTATTTTACTTCCTTTGATTTCAGGGTTGACTTCTGCTAAATTTTCGATGATGGAGCTCACTTCAATAAGTACGATGAACCCGCATACGAGTGGGATGAGCGGCACGTCATACCCGAGATTAATGTGTTGTGATGCGATTTGCAGAAATGCGGCCAGTCCCACTACCATGACGTAGGCGAATTTATGCCATAACCCGTCGCGCATGATTTGGGATGAGATGTCGCGCTGCACGATGGCTTTTGCCATGCCTGACACGTAATCGCCGATAATCAATACTCCGGCAGCGATAAGCCACCATTCGGTTGTGTTGTCCATAATTTCCTCCTATTTTCCTAGCATGGAGCCTATGACCATGCTAAAATCTGCTTTAACCTGCGTACCGTCGAAGCGTATTCTTCCGCGACGGTAATCGTTGGCGAGCCGTTGCGCTACCGGGTCGCCACGTTTAATATATATCATGGTCTCGGACACATGCCGATAGTCTAGCGTGTATTCTGCTTGCGTCCCGCGCTTGATTCTGCGCGATATGAGAAAACCTTGGAACTCATTATCAAAATGGTACCATACGCCAAATTTTCCGTAATCCTCCGTGTCGAGCGTATAAGAATAGCCATCTTCATCGCTATCTAATGCCGTGATGAGCGTGCTGCTTTCATCCCGGAATTTATTGTTGATCGCATAGTCGGCATAATCGGCATCATACTGTCTGAGGAATTTGCCGAACCGCGAGCGCTCGACTTTGGCACTAAACCCACCATAGTCGGCTAATTGAATGACGATGAACCCGCCGCCATACGCTTTGATCTCCTGCCTATCATGCTGTTGCTCGTCCAGCGATATATGGAATTTGGCAAAATACGGATTAGCTTTAATAACGGCGTTAGATAGGAAGAATAGACGAACCTTATCTTTCCACCTGTCTACCGTGTTGTAAAACTCTTCGAGCGCGGTGACCTCGTTGCTTAAAAATTGCTGATTGTCGGGGAATACTTCGTCGTAAATAATATTGCGCACGTTGGGGTATGGTATTGATTTTTTCCCACCGGCTTGTGATAGTGCGATGAAATATCCCATGATATGCCATGTTTTGGCATCATCTTTTATGTAATGGCATTCGGCTTGAGCGCCATTGACTCTGAATTCATAATCCGGGAACGCTTCGCCAACGTCAGCGAAGAACGTCCCCTTGCTTTTCTGCTCAACATCGGTGCGTCTCAGGTAGATAAACTGCGCCCCGTTTTTGATAAAATCGCGGATGCAAAGTTTTTTAGCACCGTATGTTTTGCCGAGACCTCTAGCACCGATAATGAACGTCCATGGCGCGTTATAGGTCAACACGTCGTGATAGTCGTAATAGTCCCCCTCGTCAAGGACGTGAGATGCTAGAGGTGCGGTCATGGTATTAGTATATCACGTTACACATATCGTCGCAGTTCCCATTCGCTCGCCATACTCATTTCGCCAGTGGCTTGGAAATAGTTCGGGCCGTTACCCGGTCCGCCATGCGATAATGTTTGATCTGTGCCGTTACCCGTCATGCCCTCCACGTGGTCATAGTTAGGGTTATGGCCGCTCCATGTCAAGAGCAGGAGGTCTCCGGGGTTGCTTTTGGCTACCGCTGATTCCGGGGAATCGGTGCCGCTGACGGCTATACGTGTTCCCGATATGGCCTGCTCGCCGGTATTGCGCCCCACATTGACCCCGGTCACATCCTGATACGCTCGCCACCATAAGCCTGAGCAATCTGTGTACCCTGACGCCTCCGGGTCAAGTCGCCCCGCGAGTGCCTGCGAGTACGCATATTTACCGACACGCGCCGACGCCCATGCAACGACATTAGCTCCAGCGTCTGAACTGGTGTCGCTGCCGCTGTCAGTCTGCCCGCCACTGATAGGCGTGCCGGCCGTACTGCTATTGGTCCACACCTGTTGCGCTGTCTGATAAAATTGGGAGGTTTTGCCATTATCATGGAGCACAAGCACGTCGCCTACCAGCGAGATGTAACGTTGTTGCGCGGGCGTCGGGTTAATGACGCCACCATCGCCCGGGTCGCCACCGGATGCGGGAGCATCTCCAGCTTGACCAAAATCAGGAGGTGCGCTTTGCCCGTCCCAATTTTTGAGCATATTGTATGCAGTGTCGTACCGGTTGCGATACTGCCCGAGCACACTGTCATTGAGCGCCGTAGAGTGCAATAGGTCTAGGCTAGCGGTGCCGCTTGTTGAGCCGAGCACGCGAAACGCTGAGACGGGCGACTGGTGGTACATGGTCATGAAGAAAATGCGCTCGCGCATGTTCCCTGCTGGGAACCCGTGCGAGTCGCAAACCTGCTGGTAGGCTGTGAAATCATCCTCCCATTGCGCTTGCTGCATGGCATGGTTAGGGTCGGTTGCCGCCCATGCGTGCCATGCGGCCGCGTCGGCTTGCGTTACGTAATAGTAGCTCATGTCCTGGTTAGCTTCGGCCGCTTTGGCGGCGGCTGTGCTCGCAAAATATTGCGCGTACCCAGCCGAGTCGCTAGTCTTACCGCGTAGGATGAGCGATTTGGCGCGATTGCCATACCATTGCATCATGCCGAGCGTAATGGGGTCACTGGGATTAATGGCAGTCCAATTGTGGTTAGATTCAACGGCCCCAATGACGTACATGGCGTAGAGGGATTGATTGGACATAATTAAGGTATGAAGACAGCGTTCGCGGGCAATGGCACGTATGTTGTATTCGCGTTGGCGACAATACTAGTCACGGTATTCCGGGCGCCATTTTTGAACATGACTTCGTACGGTCCCATGCTGTGCGCGACGGTATCGGTGTTGACAATATAGAGCGTAGCTGTACCATTATCTACGGCAGTCGCCAACTTCATCCACGAATATTTTGAGATTAATTCTCTTTCGTATGCGTTTCCAAGATTGTTCATTAACACAGTCTCTACGTAAAAATCGCCATATGCGTTACGGATTGACATTGCGGAAAAATTGGGCGTAGATGTTGTCGCCAATGCTATAGCATTTTGTGGCGGTACATTATTAATATACTCGGCCGCGGGGCAATTTAAACCACTGACCTCTAGATTGAGTGAGTAATAATAGTGTTGCGGGTCAATTATTTGACTCTCGAAACCGTCCAAATTTGTACCATAAATCATGGTGCCGAGCCTGCAAAAACTAGTAAAATGTTTTGGCGATATATTAAATCTTCTGCTTGAGTTCGTCTGAATTTGACCATACACTATTATTTGTGAATTAGTTGCACAATTGTACATAATCGGGTCAACTGTAGCTTGATTGTAATTGCTACAATAAAGAAAATTGAATATAGATAAACGACATCCGTTTGTTGGCGCATTAAAAGCATACGTATATCCATCTATATATATATCGGTGCCACGTATGTCCGCATTTTCGCAGTCAAACCCGATTGTAGTATTATTTACTGGGAACTCGTCTGCCCACATATAAATGTTTTCAAATATGTTCATCCCAGTGGTCTTTATCCCAACCTTGTTTCCCCATATCCTGATATTTGAAAATTGTGAATCAAAATGTGTGGAAATTGCAGTGGTAGAGTGTGAACTGTCGGCAATATATACATCCGATACAATTGCGCCATGCTGTTGAGTCAGGTCAAGATTAATTCCAGTAAAATTGCAAATATAAGCATTCTTGATATGAGTATATTCGGAATCACCTGTGCATACGCTCTGCGCTAAACCTTTCCCGTTAAAGCATCCGCCGTAAATACCGCACGGGGAGGTGGTAATATTAGTCGAGTGAAAAACAAACATCGACGTCAATGCGTTGTTTGCTTTGAATACAGCATTTTTGTCGCAATATATCATCCTATTAGTCATGGTTATTGGCTTGTCTACAAGATATACGCCTGCGGGGAAAAATAGATCCTTACCCGAATCTAACACTGATTGAATGATGTCAGAAACTACAGACGTCCCGGTGTTGTCTGCTCCTAAATAGACTGCATTGTTTGTCTGCTGTGCAATCAATAAATCAAGTTTATCTTGTAATTTATCGTCTACATCGGTTTTGCTGTACGTGGTGGCCGAGTCTGCCTTAGCACTGATCTTGGCGTCGACATCGGTTTTGCTGTACGTGGTGGCCGCGTCAGCTTTAGTGGTAATGTTGTTCGCGTTGATGGCAATATTATTCGCGTTGTTATTCAGCGCGATGTCAATCTTCGACATGTCTTCGTTATAATCTTTAAGAACGGCGACTTTGTCACTACCGTTGTTGCTGTACTGAGTGAGATTATAATTCGGTGTTTTATTAGCGCTAGGCATGATGATTATTCCTTAGTGTTGTGCGGCCTGTAGCTGCATGATTTTATCTTCGAGTGCTTTCATTTTCAAATCAATAATCTTCATATCGTGATTATAGTCGTCGATAAACGACACCTTATCACCATGTGACCCGTATTGCGTGAGTCCGTAATTTGGCGTGTGTTGCATACTGGACATAATATTAGTCCTTAAGCCATAGGATATCATCACTGGTAATATCACCCGAAACAGTATTAACCTTGTCAGTGCTGTGCAAATCAAATACGCGAGGATTAACGCCGAGCGCATCGAATTGCTCGGGGGATAATTCGAGATTGTCAAAATCGGATACAAACAGCCCGTGCGCCCTATCAGCATCATATATATCGTCCAACGCCCGCTGAAGTGCAACCTGCTGTCCGTATACCGACCATACCATGATATTATCGCTAGCCGCCGCCTGCCTGATCATGCTGATAAGCTCGTCACGGAGGTTAGCCATATCAAGCAGCATTCCCGCTAGCGTATCCTGCATGATTTGCACGTCGCCGTCAATAATGGTCATGTCGCCATCGACGTCCGACTGCACCGACTGGATATGCGCGACAACCTGATTCACATAGTCAAGCAACGTGAGGGTGTCGCGGTAGTCAAACGGCTGAGTTGAGCCGACTCGCTCAAAAGCCGGTGGCCGTGTCGTAGGCCATAATGTTTCACTCGGTAGCATATTGCAATCCTTTCGAGCTTAGAATCTTATTCCAGTATACACGTCTGAGCCACCATATCGCGGCCATGTCATGCGCGACGAGGTACCCACTATCCGCATAAACAGCGGTGCCAGCTCCTCTATGATCATCATGTCGATATTGAGCATGGCTGACCGCCATGCGGTGATAAGCTGCGCACCGCTCATGCCCGCATACCCGTGACTATGGACGGTACCATTACCCGAATCAGATTGGTGTGTGAAATCAGTCGTGTTGCTGCCACTGCTCGAACTGGTCGCGGACTGCGAACCGGTGGTATTCGAGTCAGTATCCGAGTTGGTCTGATCGGCGTTCGTCGCATACTGTAAAAAATCAGCGAGCCGAGTTTGCGGGAACTCGCTATGCACGGTCGTAGCGCTTGAATGAGTTTTCGTAGTCGTGTCACTGGTCGTATCGTTTTTACCAGTCTGCTGGGCACTGCTCTTGGCACTAGACTCAGACGTTTGCGTTTGGTTCGAATCACTGTACAAGTCTTGAGTAAGCATCGGGTCGAATTTGGTTTGCTCCGACACGTACAACTGATTATAATAGGGCATGATTTCGTTCATTTTGCGACCCAAATTAAACGCGAACATTTGCGGCGTTTCCACGCCGATTTCCCTGAAAATATAATGTTCGACAATCTTACGATTAAGCCTACTGCGGTATGCTTCGTCAAAAATAGGGTATTTATCTAAATGCAATGAGGCGTCATTGTCATACCCGAGGGCGACGAGGTGCCCCAGTTGCGTCGTATAGTCCGCGTGAAACTCGGGCATAGCAAGATCGCTATACGCTCCACTATTATTCATCACCAGTATCCTTATCCGTGTTTAAAATGCCGCCGCTCGTCGTGTCAGACCAGTCCACGCCAATATCATGCAATGCGGGCCACAATAGTTTAATCGTGTCGCACGCCTGTTGGCGGGCTTTCAAAAAACCCAATCTAAAAATGTTGGTTTTTTCCGAACCAGCCGCCACCTCGCCCGTCAATAGTCGCTCTTTTTTTTCAGTGTTACTGTTTTGGATGCCCATAAAACTCATGCACTCATTCCAAATCTGCGCCTTATCCGAGAGCAGTTTATCAGACAAATACGGGGTAGCGTTAGGAAACGACTGGAATTGCGAACCAAGGCCGTCACCATATACGAGTATCGCGGGAACGCCGTCCTGTTTTTGTTTGATCATGTTTTTGAGCGTCAATCGTTGGTTCTCGTCCTCAACGGTGACGATAAGCGGAATGCTCATGTTATCTAGATTCACGTCCAGCGCCCTATCGACCATGGCCAAGCGTTGCGCATATAACGTGATAATATCGTCAAATGGTTGCCTGATAAGATTATCCCAAATCGGCACGCACTCTTTGGACGTCAATGTTTTATAACTGTAATTATTAGCCACGGGTGTGAATTCGGTCGCGTTAAAATACGGGTTAACGTTGCCCTGATATGATGCCGCCGTGACCATGAAACGGTGCATGTTATTGCGAATATCGGGGAAGAACAGCACCATGCCCTGCTCCAATAGCATCAATTCGAGATACCGTGAATCAATGCCGTTAGGCAGTCCGCGCCACGTAAACCGGGATACGGCTAACGATTTGAGTAGTTTGGCATACATGTCGATACGCGCCGACTGCATGAGCACAGCGCCGTCGCTCGTTCCGGACGTGGGGCGGAATGCCGCTACGGCTTGCTGATACGCTGGATTAGCGTTGCGGATCGTGCGTTTAGTGTCTGTGCTAGCCATATTAATATCGTACCCCTGTCAGCGGATTATTGTCAGCGTAATCAATAACCCCAATATCGTCGGGACTATTCCACACGGTCACGCCCTTTTCAAAAATACCCTTAATGGCTAGCTTAAATTCCTCGGGGCATGTGCTTGACCTAATGTACAGTTCGTGCATTTTCCAAAACGTGAAATGCTCCATCGTCTGCCATGAGGCGGGCGGTTTTAAAAAGCGCTGCACATAGTAGCCGTAGCGGAGCCAATACTCGCCGATATCACGCATAGCGGCCGGCATGATTTGACGATACCGCCGCCAAATACGCCACCTGTTCGACGCATACAAGAGCACGTCGCCGCCCATTTGCCCGGCGACACTAGGCGACATCAATGCCGTATCCTGTATTTTCGCGTTAATGCCCGCAATAGCGTTAGCATAGTCGCCGGACGCCACGGCGGTAGCCATGCTCCGGTTCATATCCGCAAATTGTAGCGACTGCTGATTGCTCAAGCCTGTTTGCTGACTCGCGTAACTATTGGATTGCGAGGTTTGCGCGTTAGTCGTATCAATAGTGTTGCCGAGCTGAGCTGCCCGCGTCTGATTGCCCTGATTATAGGAGGCGTTATTGGCATACGCGCCAATTCCGGCACCCACCGCGGCCCCGATAGCCCCGCCAATATTACCGGTAGCGGCATTGCCGATAACGTTAGCTACGCCCCCGCCGATCGTGTTGAGCTGTTGCATACCGTAATCAAAATTAGCTTGATTCTGCGCGATATCTGTTGAACGTGTCGCGGACTGGTTGCTAATGCCCGCCATGGCGCTACGGTTACGATTGCTTAAGCCCGTCTGCTGCTCCGCGTACCCGGCCGATAGTTGCGCTTGAGCGTAGGCATTGTTAATGCCCATGGATGTTTTTTGCTGGCTCCAGTCGGCTGACTGCCGCTGATAGTCGATGCTATGCGCGTTAGACGCGAGGTAGATTTGTCCGGCATTATTGACCACGGCCAATGAGGGGTAATCCACGACGCCGACGGTGCTGTTGAGCATTTCGCCGCGCTCTTCGCGCATAACGTCCCCGCCATTGTCGCCACCATGGAGCGAGCGCACGTAGAATGCGGCGCGTGGCGTTGGCGGCCCATAGTAAGCTACTTCATGCAAGGTAAGATTGTTTTGGTAAATGTCCTGCGGCCGTATGATAACGCTATTGCCGTTCATGAGCGTAATTTCAACCCACGCATAGGGGAATGTTTTGAACTTTTTCAGATTCCGATACCTGTCCGGTATGATGAAATTATCCCTAAAATTAGCATCAGTTGCGATATCTTTATCGACATCAATCTGCCCCATTTGAATGGTATACATCTCAATATCGACGTTGGATACGCCAAACGGCACCGTGGGTGTGAGACCCGGATTACCGGAGAATTGGATATCATTGGGTATCATATATATTTTTTGAATGTTTTGCATAATCCACGGATAGCTGGCACCCATTTTCATAAACACGAAAAAGTCGGTAACGGTTTTAAATAGGTACATGTTAATGCCGTTGGGAATATTGTTAATGGAAACGCCCGACGCTGTCGATATTTTAGGATTATCGACACTGCCAGCGTCATTGCTCAGATCGACAGTAGACAGCACAACAATTGAGGCGGTAGAATCTGCTAATTGCGTCCCGTTTTTGATAAAATAATTATACGACTGTGAGGTTATTTGACTCTCCGAACCGGTGTCCAATCCCTCGGGAATATCAAGATACGCGCGACCCCCATCCTGTTCGGCGTTTTCGTTGGCAATGCCGATATGCCCGCGTTCGACATAGCAATTGCCTAATTGCACGTCGAACTGGAATGATTGCACCACGTCCAGCATGATATTAAACTGCGAAACGTACAGATTAACCATGGTAATGTTTTGGATGAAATAATACCAATATCGCGGTTGTTCTACCTGCGGGTAATCGTTTTTAACGATAATATAATTATACTGATTCGCTTTATTAAACGGGATATTAAGCTTGACGGGCTGATTGAATCGATGCCCGGAAGTGTTGGTTACCGTAACGCCGGGCAGGGAATTAAAATAATCATCCTGTGCTGCATGGTCATTAAATCGTACAATATCCCTATAGGACATGTCCCACGGGACATTACACAATTTAAACGACGTATTGGGCGGAAAATACGCCCATGATAGTCCGTTATCTTGCTCAATCATTCCCATGCTCCTGCCATAAAAATAGGACCCATTACCATGTAATGAGTCCTATTATATCACTATGAGGTTATGCGACTGTAGTCTTCGATGCCTGATCTGCTACCGCAAACAGCGTAGCGGATGCCACAACATCGCCAGCAGTAAGGCCAGTCATGGAGCCGTCAACAGCAATAGAGGCCACGGCCGGCTTATCGACCGACCATGTGACCAGTGCGGACACGTCAGCCGTCCGGCCGTCCGTGAGCGTAGCCGTAGCGACAACGTGGCCAGTCTCGCCGATATCAAGCGTTGCCGGAGCCGTCACCGCAAGCGCCGTCACGAAACCGGACTGCAAGCCAAGCAACCCGTCGCCACTCACAGGCACGGCAAGCCGATCGGTAATTTTCTTGACCACCTCGGGGGCCGCCGGATCAATATATGACACGGTAGCCTCAACCGTAATGGTGCTCGCCGTCTCCCCGAGACCCACGCGCAGCACGCCCGTGTTCGTAATGGTGGTAAACTGCGAGTCGGTGGGGAGCTTGGCCCCAGCGACAGCGTCACCGTTTCCGACGATCTTATACGACACACCAACATTATTGAGGTTGGGGAAGTTCGCGGACGTGGCATTGGCCACGACCTGCACCACGCCGCCACGCTTGACGTCGGTCGGCTGTACGGCCGGATTGCCGAACTTCTGCAAAGCCACCTGCAAGGTCGGAGTGTCGATAGTGATATCGCCCAACGCTTTAATGATTTCCTGCGAGCCGTCGCCCTCCCAAAACAGTACGGCCGGCGCGAACGGGGACAGCGAAATAGCTTCCTTATGATGCAGGAAATAATTCGTATTCTGACTAATCGGATTCATGCCGCTCGTCGTGGTCAAATACTGGTAATCCCACACGTAGAAAAACTGCTTCGTAGTCAGGACGGCCTGCACTTTTTCCAGCCCGAACATTTCGCTTGGAATGTCAAAAATGCGAGCGTTAGCGGCCATGTAGTCCACGCCGAACGCTGCGGCCAATGCGTCAACATCCATGGCCGCATGAACCTCGGGCGTGGTGAAGAGAATCAGATCATCCCGAGACACGACAGACGGCATGTGCGCGGCATTGTATTCGGTCCATGGCTTGATAGGCAGCTTGTAAATCATGGCACGCACGTTCTTCAAAAGCTGTCGCGCCGCCGCCTGCGCGTCCGAGTCAAGCGACACGGACGGCACATGCACCTTCCAATAGCCACCCATGTTCGCGTATTCGGGAAACAGATTGCACATGGACAAAAATTCATCGTTATTGTCCGACGTGACGGGAGACTGCATGATTTCCGCATTCAGCATCGACAGTCCGCTGTCAGCGTTCTCAAAAGCCTTACGGACTTGAGATTCGTTAATGGTAATCGGATACCAGTTTTCACGGTTTACCGTGTGGAAAACGGACTTAATAGGTGCCTTATAGGTGCCGTAAATATCGTCGCCAAGATACTCGTTATTCGGGTCGTAGACGTGAGCATTGACCATGCCTACTGCGATTTCCTCCTGTGTGGAACCGTATTGCATGGCGGCACGCTTAAACTCGGCCAACGGGTTCTGCCACCGCAGTTTATTAATACTACGGTTGCCGATCTCATTCACAAGCGCGTCATAAAATTCGTTGCGCACACTCTCATAGCGCATGAGCGTCTGCAACGTATCATGCATGGTTGCTTTGGTCGCGGCTGGAATACGCCGCTGGAATTCGGGCGACGCTTCGTCGCGAATAAGATTAATAATATCAGCGTTGGTGCCCTGTACGAGCGGCCGCACCTGTTCGCCATTCTGACTCTGAGCCATCATGTCTCCTATTTTTGTGGGTAATTATCCTCTATCAGTATATCACTCGTCGTCGCGGAATAAATCATCATACGAACGCGGCCTATCATCCTCCGGTTCTTCCGGTTCCGCAACCTCACCGCTACCGATGCCCATGGCATCGAGCATGGCTTTGACCTGCGCTACCTCGTCGCGCAACGCCTGAATCTGCGCCCCGTAATCCTCGCCGGCATCGGCAGGCGTATTGTCGCCACCGTCCGGCTCCGGGTTAATATCGTCGTTGGGCGTATCAACATGGTCCTGTGGCTTTTCATCAGCCGTTTCGGTAGTGGTGAGGGTTTCTTCATTGTCTGCCATAATTTGCTCCTATATAGTAGTGGACGTCGGGTGCAATCTCGCCCCCGACGTCCTGTGTGGCATGAGAGCCGCTACACTCGCGTAGCACAGTGGTTATCAGCCCTCAGCCGCGCGGCGAACCCAATCGCTGATTCGCGCGACTCTCACATACAGTCACGAGCGTTAGCTCTGTACCACTCTCAGTGTAACACAATTTGCTGACCATAATCGTCAACAAAAACACCACCATGCCTAAACTGCTCCCATGGTATCGGCGCGGATCGGGACACGCCCGCGCACACGAGATTAATACGCCCGTCCTGTGTCTCTCCCTGATAGCATCCAGTGTTGAGGATTACGAGTCTTTTATATCTTGCTTTAATTTTCCATCGCCCCAAGCGCGTGGGGCTGATATCAATGCCATGCACCTCATCACCCACAACAGCAAAACCGTCCGTATTGATTGACACCACGTTAGTATTAGCGCGACATGCCGCGATTAATGTTTGCCGCGCGTACGCATTGACAAACATGGCAATAGGGAGATAGTGGTGAGAGTTTTTAGGCGTCGCGTGCCGAATTGACCATAATAGCTCGCCCGATTCACTATCCCATTGCGGCTCCAAACAGCTATCCCGGGGCACTGTCCCGAATTTTCCAACGAGAGAGTTAAGCATGAGTTTGGCAATATTACGCTTCGCGCCCTTGCTTGTGGACTTGAGCGCATACCAATGGTCTACATAATCGGTAAACATGTCACGCTGCGCCCTGAATTTCCAGCCATGCTCGTAGCAGTACACGCTCACGTCATAGTTTTCGTACAGCAATTTCTGATCAATGTCAGTAAGCGCCATGGTGATATAGCCGCGTGTTGACGTGACGCTGCTCGCCCTATCGCCCGAGAGCATGTCCATGACTCCTAAAAATGCGTAGCCGTCACGTTTCACGTCGGCCCTAAACGTCATGACATCGACATGCCGGGGCATGTTATCGTCCGCAACATAAGGCCCGTCATACGATTCAGGCGCACCGTAGGGGAGCGGCTTATTACGCAGCTGCGTGGGGTACATGCTGTTGCAATCGTAGTCGACTACGTTTTCATATTCGCCAGGCTTGCACGCAATATATCCTCCAAGATACCCCGTCCGCATATCGTTTTCAGTGGCTTGATCTATGGCTGGAAAATTCCTAGCGAATTGGGCACCATTTTTCGCATACTCGGCCATAGCGGCACCGCCGATAGTCATGCCTGAGATATTGAGATCAGTGCATGACCGCAATGCGCGAATACCAGCCGCGAGCGGCGTATCCCCACCGTAGGACTGCTGGAGCTTGAGCGCCGACGTGGTACGTAGGAGGTTGCTTAACAAAAACATCCGAGTCGGCACGCCCTCGCTATTGCGATACGTAGCATGATACAATATGCGATTCGTGCCGCAGAGTACGCTATACGAGTTTTTACGCCCATTGCTCAGCATGATGCCGTGGGACATCATGGACGCAATCCACGATATTATCGTGTCTTCGCTCGTACAATAGATGATATGAGGTTGCGTGGCTGATATCATCATGCGCGTTATTTTCCGCAAATCAAATGGTTCGGTTTTGCCTGTAATATCCGCTATAATATCCCCGTCAATGATATAATAGTGCTCCATATGTTTAGTGCCTTCTCGCCATCCGGAAAAAGTCTAATATTTGCTGCCTAGCTTTATCTTTCTGTTCTTCGCTATCAGAAACAAACTTAAATTTATTGTTTTTTGCATATTTGCGTACTGTCTCCCACGATTCATGTTCAGGGGAATTGCCAATAAAATTACGAACGGATTTACCAAACGAGGTATTATCCATTAACCATCGCACTTGCTTATTAGTGAGCCGCGAGAATTGGTGCGCCACGTCTTTGCCTAACGCACCCTTTAACTGAGTTTGTCGCAAAAAACGCAAATACTGTAATTCAGTTTTCTTTTGCTTGACACGTTTCTTATTCCGCTCACTGTTAGCCTTTTTATAGAGCTTAACTAGTTCGTCACGCTGTCTCTCGCTTGGGGACTTCGTCCGCTTTGCCGCGTCTTTAAGCTCTTTTCGTAGTGTCGTGGCCGGCATTTTTTTCACAAAATTAGGGTTACTCAGCACGTTCGTGGTGTTGAGCATGTCGCGTAATTCTCGGCTACCGCTCAGAGCATGACTCATCACGTTAGGGTTCGGCGCGTCCAATCCATGCCGTTCCCGCCACTGCTGTTGCTCTACCGTCCGACTTTGCCGCAACGCATTATATTCTCTCGCTCGCCCCAATTTTTCCCGTGCCGCAACACGCCGACGCTGTTGCTGGCGTAACGTTTTCTGCCGTTTAATGGGAGCGCTAGCGATTTCAGCGTCTGAGATGAGTGGCCGCGATGCCATATCTTGGTCAAGTTTCGTCACATACACGACGGGCACATTATAGTAATCCTCTTGCGCCGCTTTCACTATCTGAGCTTTTCGCGCCTCTTGCTTCGCCCCATACAGTTTAGCCGCCTGTCGTAGCTGCGGCACGGTAAGCTTATCAAGTTTATTCACATCCACTTGGCTTAATGTTGTAATAGCACGTTGCGCTTCGCTCTTACGCGCCTGTGCGCTTAACGTTGCAATATGCTGTTTGCGTGCTCTCCGCACGTCCCGTGACGCCATATAATCCCCCGCCGCTCAAGAATGGACAACGGGGCCATATCGCACTGACGGTATACGACATGACCCCGTTGGGTTAGGTGATGGCTAGCAAGGCAACCTGCCAACCATCACTAGTATAGCACACTTAGTCAAGCACGAGAGTCTTGAGCGTGTTCTTCGATGCCAACGTGGTCGCCTTGACATGCACCGTCAACGGCTCCGGCCAATTCGAGCCGAACGCGGCCACAAGATTATACGCAGACCGAGCGATACCGGCCGACTGCGAATAATACCCCGTGCCATCGGCACCCACCAGCGTCGTACCAATGCACGGCACTTCCTCATTAGTATTGCGATCAATGCGGACACTATGGGTCTGCGCCACGCCAGTAATCTTGATCGGCTTATCTTTCATATCATCCAAAGACTGAGCATTATTGACCGCGTTAAACACGGCCTTACGCTCCTCAAAAGTCTTCGGGTTCAACGTATTCACCAACTGAGATACCGGACGGCTCTCAATTTCTTCAATTTCGCCGGTGGTCGCGTTCACTGTTGCAATTTCGTTAGCCATAATATTCACCTATACCTATCTATCTATTTTTTTGTTTGTTATTCTTCTACTTCGGACGGCGATTCAGACACACGCTTAGGCGTGTATTCCTCATCGTCGCCAAACTTTGCCATGCCATAAAAATCTTTTTCAGACATTTCAGCACGCTGCTTATGCCACGAAAACTCGCGGGGAAGAAAATCGGGCCATTCTCGACGCGCTTTGCGCTTCAAATATTCCACATCCTCATGTTTCCCGTCAATGACATGCTCCTGTTCAAGCATATCACCGGCCGGCGTCATTTCAACACCCCTAGCAACCACGTAATGATGAGTGCGGACTACAGTACCGCCCTTAATTTTTTCTGCCATAATAATTCACCTATCCTAATTATTTTCAGGGTTAAAGTCGAACACCCAAGTATCAGTATACTGAGTAGTATCAAGTTTGTCAAAACTCAAGAAACACCGCGAGACCATGTAATCTAATTCAGGGTGATCGGGGAACAAACGTTGCACGTCAAAAGCGTCACCCTG